GAAGAAATTAATAACACAAGCAGAAAACGGTAACCAACAGCCTCTGTTATTTTTTAAGTATAACAGATCAAGAGTATTTGTAGTAACTGAACATAAACCAGAGAACTCTAAGTATATGTTTATCTCTTGGTTAGATTGTTATGTACTTTTAGCAGAGGAATGGTTGAAACAAGAACAAATAGAGTTAATACAAAATGGCGTTTAATTTTTCAAAAGTACTAGAAAAAAATGAAGGTTCAGTATTAATAGTAGACTCCTTAAACCTAGCCTTTAGATGGAAACATCAAGGAAGAACAGACTTTTGCGATGAATATGTAAAAACTGTAGTCTCTCTTGCCCATTCTTATAGGTGTGAAAATATAATTATTACTTCAGATCTAGGAACATCTACCTATAGAAAGTCTATAAGTGATGATTATAAGCAAAGTAGAAAGGATAAATACGCACAACAAACAGATGCAGAGAAAAAAGCATTTGAAGATTTCTTTGTAGAGTATGAAAGAACTCTAGTAGAGTTATCTAAAGTGTATCCAGTATTTAGATTTAAAGGAGTAGAGGCAGACGATATCGCAGCATATTTAGTAAAATACAGAGATAAGTTTAATTTCGGAGAGATTTGGCTAATATCTAGCGATAGAGACTGGGATTTATTAATACAAGAAGGAGTATCTCGATTCTCTTATGTCACGAGAAAAGAAGTAACAATAGAAAATTGGAGTTCTCACTATGAGGTAACTCCTGAAGAGTATATATCCTTCAAATGTTTAACGGGAGATAAGGGAGACAATGTAGCCGGAATTACAGGTGTAGGACCTAAACGCGCTGCTACTCTTATAACCGCATATGGTAGTGCTATGGACATCTATGACCAATTACCTATAGATAGTCCGTATAAATTTATACAGGAGCTTAATGCTAACGGTGAGAGATTACTTACAAATTATCAATTAATGGATTTAATAACATATTGTGAAGACGCAATCGGAGCTGATAACACAGCACAGATAGACCGGAGACTTATAGATGGAAATTTCCTACAACAGGGATAAATACTTGTCTGAGTTCAGTATAAAAACTCTGAACGATAGATATATGATAGATGGTGAGGATTCTCCCCAAGACGCTTTTGCGCGTGCTGCAATGGCATTTTCAGATGATGAGGAACACGCACAAAGATTATATGATTATGCTAGTAAACTTTGGTTTATGTTTTCTACCCCTGTTTTAAGTAATGGGGGCACAAGAAGAGGTATGCCTATAAGTTGTTTTCTGAATCATGTGGAAGACAGCCGAGGAGGTATAACATCTCACTATACTGAGAATGCTTTTTTATCCTCAGTAGGTGGAGGTATTGGAGGAGACTGGAGCAGTGTTAGAGGAGTAGGTTCCTCAACAAGTAACGGCTCTGAAAGTACGGGAGTGATTCCGTTTTTGAAAGTAGTAGATGGGGAAATGTTAGCATTTTCTCAAGGCATAACTAGGAGAGGAAGCTATGCAGCATATTTGGATATATCTCACCCAGAAATGGAGGAGTTTCTTGATATTCGTAAGCCAACTGGAGGTGACATTAATAGAAAATCTATTAATCTGCACCATGCCGTTGTTATTAGCGATGAATTCATGCGTCTCATAGAAGGCGCAACTAGAGAAGAGAACTTCGATGATTCTTGGGATTTAATCGACCCACATACTGGAAAAGTAGTAAAAACTGTACCCGCTAAAACACTGTGGGTAAAACTTATACAGAATCGTGTAGAAACTGGTGAGCCTTATATAATGTTTAAGGATACAGTTGATAAGGCTTTACCAGAATTTCAACAAAATTTAGGACTAAAAGTACATCATTCTAATCTGTGTTCAGAAATTACACTACCCACAGACGTAGACCGAACGGCTGTTTGCTGTCTATCAAGTGTAAATCTGGAGGAATACGATGAGTGGAAAAATAATGACTTATTTATCCCAGATCTCATCAGAATGTTAGATAATGTACTTGACCATTTCATTCATAACGCTCCATCAGAACTGCATCGAGCAGTCTATAGTGCCAGGCAAGAAAGAAGCCTTGGATTGGGAGCGATGGGATTCCATGCATATCTGCAAAGACATAGTATCCCGTTTGAATCAGTTATCGCGAAAGTTAGGAACAAAAATATGTTCCGTGAAATTAAAGAGAAAGCAAATGAAACAACAAAACTTTTGGCAAAAGAGCGGGGAGAATGTCCTGACGCTGTTGGGTATGGCGTTCGCAATTCCCATTTATTGGCTATTGCTCCTAATGCTAGCAGTAGCATTATTTGTGGTAATACTAGCCCAAGCATTGAACCCTACCGCGCTAATGCATTTGTACAAAAAACTAAGACAGGAAGTAGTCTCCTCAAAAACGAATACCTAGAGCATTGTTTAGATGAGATAGGTATGAACACAGAGGAGATCTGGAAAGATATCATTACACATGATGGGTCAGTACAGCATCTAGAATTTTTAGATCAGGACACGAAAGACATATTTAAGACCGGAGTAGAAATAGATCAAAGATGGATTGTAGAATTTGCCGCTGATAGGCAAGAACATATTTGTCAGAGCCAGTCTCTTAATTTATTTTTTCCGGCAGATGTTTCAAAGCAAGAGCTCCATGCCGTACATATGATGGCTTGGAAAAAAGGAGTAAAAACACTATATTATTTAAGAAGTGAAGCCATAAAACGCGCAGATAAGGTATCTGATGAAGCTCTTAGACAGTATATATTCGATTCAATTTCAGAAGAGACGTGTTTAGCGTGCGAAGGTTAATATGGGATTATTAGACGAACGAAATTATTACAAACCTTTCAATTACCCTTGGGCATTTGAAAACTACAAACTTCAACAGCAGATGCATTGGCTTCCAAGCGAAGTGAACTTAGCAGATGATCTGCGAGACTACAAAGAAAAATTATCAGTAGAGAATCGAAAATTAATTACTCAGATTTTTAGATTCTTTACACAAGCAGATGTGGATGTGTGTGCAGGCTATGCTAATCACTATCTTCCTACATTTAAACAACCAGAAGTTAGAATGATGCTAGCTTCTTTTGCATCTATGGAAGCTGTGCACCAAGAAGCATACTCGTTATTACTAGAGACATTGGGATTTGGAGATGAAGAGTATCAAATGTTTCTAGAGTATCAAGCTATGTTAGATAAACATGAGTATCTAAGTAATTTTGGAACGCGAAATCCTACTGATTTAGCTAAAACTATGGCTATATACTCAGGATTTACAGAGGGAGTGCAACTGTTCAGTAGTTTTGCTATTCTTCTGAACTTTCCTAGACACAATTTAATGAAAGGCATGGGACAGATTGTTACTTGGTCTGTTCGAGATGAAAGTCTACACGTTGAAGGAATGACACAGTTATTCCGTACTTTTATTAAAGAAAATAAGTATATATGGAACGATGATTTAAAGTATGAAATCTACTGTGCTGCGGAAAGAACTGTAGAACTAGAAGATTCTTTTATTGATCTATGTTTTGAGAACGCAGAAGTACCTGATCTAACACCTGAAGAGGTGAAAGAGTATATCAGATATATTGCTGATAGACGTTTACTAGGACTGGGCATGAAAAAGATATTTGGAAGCACTACCAACCCCCTAACTTGGCTAGACTATATGTTAAATGGAGTAGAGCACACTAATTTCTTTGAAAATAGGGCTACAGAATACTCCAAAGCCAGTACAACTGGGAATTGGAAAGATATATTTAAATAACAAGGAAAAACATAATGTTTAATATTTCATGTTCAGGCCGAAAAGACTGGCACTTTCATATCAGAGATTGGTTGGATCTTCAAAGAAGCCATGCAAGGATTCATAGTAATTTTGAATTTGACTATGATGATATAGACTATGCTTTTGGCGTTGTTGAAGGACATTCTCCGCTTAAAGGGGGCAGAATTACTCCAGAGAATGTGATTAATTTAACCAGATTAGATGAATATTGGTTATATGATCATAATATAGGTATAAAAATGCCTTTGTCTTCTAAAGTTTTTAGTGATGATATGTATAAAGGAAGTCTTGATACTTTAAAACGTTATCATCGAAAAGGAAACGGTATTATTGTTGCAACTGATAAGTTGGCTGAATGTATTAGAAATGATTTTCCAGATTATAAAATTGAAGCAAGTTGTATACAAGCTATTACTGATAATAAACACTATGAAAAGAAAGTCGCATTAGGATTATATGATACGATTGTTTTACCTATTCATAGTAATGATGATATTAAATTTATAGAAAGTATTAAAAGAAAAGATTTGTTGAGATTATTTATGAACGTAGAATGTTCTTATAATTGTCCTAGTAAGGTTTGTTATAATACAACATCTATATATAATAAGGACTCAGCATCTGGAACAGCAACTAAAATGCAGTGTAGTTTCTATGATTTGGGATTAGAACGCACATTTTATAATGATGATATAAATTGGAGTGAGTTTTATTTTGATTTACCAATGTACGAAAAAATGGGCATATCTAACTTTAAATTAGTCTCTCCGTGGGAATACCAACAACGCACATTTATTATGTATGAAAAAAATAAAACAGCAATGCCAGTGACTATAAAATAAGCAGTTTTAAGACATACTTAGGTCGGTCCCAAGGTAGTGGGACTAACCTAAGTACTAAGCCTATGAAGGTTCAGTAGGAAACGTTATATCATCTGGTTCAAACCCTTCGGTTTCAACATCATCGTTATCTGCAGGCATATCTCTAAGTTTCTGTCTGTAAGTAGCCCATTCGGCTTTTTTGGCATCTGATAAAGGACTATCCGCAGTCTGTGTCCAATCGCAGTGAGCTAAGATAGCATCACGAGTACTTCTAATAAACGTTGCAATCTGCTCCTCTGTCCATACTGGGGCAATCAGTGGGGGGAAGTGCTCTTTCCATCCAAGTTCGTCTAAACCGACTTGATCTTTTAGACCAGTTTTCCGTTTCACGTCTGGATAAGAAATAGGGCCTTCGACTACATTACCATCCTCATCTACTAAATTATAATATACTGTCATTACATATCTCCTGTCTTAGTATCTGGGAACTTTCGTCCT